CGACCGACTTCCTGAGACTCCCCCGAGTGCCGGGCAACGCCAATGACTTTCTGAAGTCACTCGGCAAAGAGTGGTCGCCATTCGGTGGGGTCAAGATGGCCTTCGCTGGGCTTGATGCCGCGTTTCGAGGCATGAACATCGACGACGACAGGCCCGACTGCCTAATCATCGACGACCCTGAGACACGCGAATCAGCCAAGAGTCTCCAGCAGATTGAAGACCGCATCGAGATCATCGAGAAGGATATTGAAGGACTGGAGGGCCAGGACAAGCCGCTGGCAATGGTGATGGTCACGACGCTGCAAAACACCTACTGCGTTTCCGCTCAGTTCACCGATCCAGAGCAGAAGCCAGCATGGGAGGGCGAGCGGTACGGCTGGATTCAATCGTGGCCGGAACGGTTGGACCTTTGGGATGAATACATCGCCCGCAGACGCAAAGCACAGCGAGACGGCGACCGGCACGGGATGGATGCTGTTGAGTTCTATCTGGCCAATCGTGACGCGATGCACCTAGGCGTTGTAATGCTGGCCGACAACTTCAAAGAGATTACGCTGAAGGACGGACGACAGGCGGTGCATTCAGCGATTCAGGAAGCCTACAACAAGATTGCCGACACGAATCTGTCAGCGTTCAAAGCTGAATACCAAAACGACCCAGATCCAGAGGAACAGGCTGAAACGTCGACGCTGACTCCTGGGCGAGTCGCTGGCCAGTTGTCGGGGTTGCAGCAGGGCGAAATTCCGGACGCGCGGGTGTTCTCATTCGTCGGCATCGATATCGGCAAATACAAATCACACTGGGTCAAACTGTCCTGCACTCGGGATCTTGTTTCGTGGGTCACGGACTATGGAGTGGTCGAAACTCATGGCCTGTCGAAATTCTCCAGCGAGCAGGCAATCGAGCTGGCCATTGTCGCAAGCCTAAAGCAATTCGCGGACGGCGACGTGTTCGCGGATGCGCAGCCCCTGCTCGTGCTGGTCGACTCGGGGGACTTCTCAGAATCGATTTACGAGTTCTGCCATCAGATGGGAGCCCCGTTCTATCCGTCGAAGGGTCACAGTATGGACCGCTTCCGACAGAAGAAGCAAACCGAAGACTATGAGCCATTCCTGCAGGCTTACGCACACAAGACGGCCGACAGCAAGCGGCGCGAAATGTGGCTTTACAACGTGAACACGGAGTTCTGGAAAAAGTGGGGGCAGGACAGATTCTTGGTTGATGCCTTCATGGACCACACGCGACTGGCTGGCAGTGTTGCTCTGTTTGATCCGCCACACGCTGACATGAAGTTTCATCTGCAGTTTGCCCGCCACATGGTGAGCGAGTCAGAACAGCTCGTGCCGGTCGATGGGAAGGTCAATAAGCGTCAATGGATTGTCCACGACAAGAACAACAACCACTGGCTTGACGCTTACGCACTGGCATGTGCGGCGGCCGGATGCACTGGGTTGAGGCTTGTGGCTCCAGAGCCGGAACCGATCAAGCAAGTGCAAAAGTCAGAACCGAAACCACCGATTGTGAATCCTCACGGGCAACCATTCCTTGCAACGGAGAGACGATAATGGCGAAACCGCTTCCACGAATTGACGGCACCGAAGTCAGTGAACAGCCTCGGCAACCAGTCGCGACAAAGCTGGAGAATCCTCCGGCGTGTGAGGGCTACATCCCCCGCAACGTCGATGTGCGAATGTCACGCGCTCAGGCTCGCATTCTCCGGGACAAGTTGCGGACGCTGGAAGACAGCGGAGCGAAAACTGCAGACGGCAAGCCGGTGAACAATCGGGCACAGGCTGTTCGGTGGATTCTGGAGAATATCGTCAACTGATAATCTGATTATCCGCTACATATTTCACGAATCAGATTTCGTGCTATCGTCCGTGCATGGTAATCGCGGACATCGAAACCGATTTACTCAACTACGCCGATTTTGAAGAAGTCGGCAGCGTTGCCCGTGCGCGTTCATTTGCCACGGCTGCAAATCGCTGGTTGATTCTTCGGGCAGAGTCTGCGAGCAACCAAAGCAGCTCTTTGTCAATCGGCAAGAATTACGTTGAGTCGATGCTCAAGCGGGCACGCGACTACATCGCGGCAAACGCGACAACGACGGCAGGCGGATCAAGCTCAGTTCGATTCCTCGGAGCGGGGACGAACTTCAGATGACCGCGAAGCCCAACAACATTCAGTCCGCATTTGCTGACATTCGGGCAGACTACGACGCCACGCGGCACAGTCGCTTTGTTCGACGACGCACCGGCGTTGCCACGATGGGCAGCGGTCCTGACTATCACTTTCGCACCGAGTCAAAGTATTACGAGCTAATCGAACAAGCTCGGGACATGGACCGCAACGACGCACTTGTCGGCATTTTGGCTGATCGTCGCGTTGACAACATCGTCCAAAGTGGCTTTACGCTTGATCCGAAGACTCCCGACAAAGGCGTCAACGATGCACTGTGGCAATGGTGGGAGGACTTCTCAACTGACCCGGACCAGTGCGACGTTACTGGCGAAACCACTTGGAAAGAAATTGAGCGGCAATGCTGCCGAAGTGAATCGATTGATGGCGACATCGTCGTCACTGGAACCGAGGAGGGATCGTTTCAACTTCTGGAATCACATTTGATTCGCACGAAGTCGAAGGTTGAAGACACGTTTCTCGGAGTCACGACGAATCGAGTCGGCCGACGTGAGCAGTACCACGTTGCGGAAGAGTTGAGCGAGTTTGGTCAGTTCGGAGAATGCACTTCGATTGATGTCCGCAACGAAGACGGTATCCGGCAGGTCTTTCATGTCTACAACCCGAAGCGAGTCAATCCTACCCGGGGCGTGACTCAGTTGGCCCCGGTGTTTTCAATATCCGGGATGCTAGAAGACATCAACTTCGCAAAGCTCGTGCAGCAGCAAGTTGTTAGTTGCTTTGCAGTGTTCCGCAAAATGGCGGCTGGCGGAAATCGTCTGCCATCCGCTGACAGTGCTTACGGTGACGCGACAGTTGAAACAACGCAGGCCGGAACGCGACAGCTCGAAGGCGTCTCGCCCGGTATGGAAGTCATCGGCCAGCCAGGGGAAGAACTGCAAGGGTTCAGCCCGAACGTTCCTAACTCCGAATACTTTCAGCAGGTCAAGTTGATCCTGCAAATCATCGGCGTGAACTTTGGCCTGCCTCTCTGTCTGGTCTTGATGGATGGCAGCGAGACGAACTTTTCCGGATGGCGTGGGGCAGTTGATGAGGCTCGCAAAGGATTCGTTGCCGACCAGCAGAATCTGGTGAGACGCTTGAATCGACCGGCGTACATTTGGAAGTTATCGCAGCACTTGAAAGAAACAAAAGACGCAGCACTTCGCAAAGCCGCCAGCAAGTTGGGCGATGCGATTTTTCGACATAACTGGAATTTGCCGACGTGGTCATACATCGAGCCAGTGGCAGACGCTCAGGGCGATGCTGAGCAGTTGAAGAATGCGTTGACGTCTCCGCGACGTTTGCACGCGGCGCGGGGCAAGGATTGGGAAGAGATTGCAGAAGAGTCGATTGCCGACAATGCGTTCGCCATCCAAAGGGCACAGACGCAAGCTGCTGCGATTAACGCAGAGTTTCCGAATGGACCACAGATCACTTGGCGGGATCTGATCGCGTTGCCGATGCCAGCCGGAACGACAATGGCGATGCAAGATCCGGCGGCAATTGCCGTACAGGAAAAGACGGCAGAGCAGCCACCGGAGAAACCGAAACCAGCGGCTAAACGCAAGGCGAAAGCCAAGGTGACAGCATGACAAAAACAATTCGAATCGATGGGGTCATTGGAACCGGAGACGGCGAAATCTCCGCAGCGATGGTTCGCGAGCAATTGCCAGAAAACGGCACGGAACCAATTGCGGTCAAGATTCACAGCGAAGGCGGATCGGTCTTCGAGGGTTTCGCCATTCACGACGCATTCGCCGCGTATCAGGGGCCGAAGTCGCTTTCAATTGAGTCGTCAGCGTTTTCAATTGCTTCCTTCATTGCCTGTGCATTCGATGACGTCGAAATCAGCAGCAACGGCTACATGATGCTCCACAACCCCTACGCACAGGTTGAGGGTGACGACGAAGACTTTGCCCGCCAGTCCGAGATGCTGGGCAAGCTCAAGTCGTCAATGGTGTCTGCCTACGCTCAGCGATCCGGAAAGAGCGAAGACGAGATTAAGGCGATTCTGAAAAACGAAACATACCTGAACGCTCAGCAGTCTGTTGAGATGGGACTGGCGAAACGAATTGCCGGACAGCCTGTTATCGGGCGAGCGTTTGCGAAAGTTAAAACCATGCCGCACGGAGTTGTTGCTGCTCTATTCGGAGCAGGCTCGGACGGCGAGAACCGCGAGACAGAAGGAAAACCAATGTCTATCGCACCAGTCGCCGCCACGATTCAAGAGATCAAAGCGGCATACCCGAAGGCCAAGTCAGATTTTATCGTGAAGTGCCTTGAACGGTCACTGCCGATGGCGTCTGTGGCTTCAGCCGCTGCCGAGGAAATGATGAGCGAAAACGAAGACCTGAAAAAGCAGGTCTCCGCAATGCAGGAAGAACTCGCCAAGTACAAAGCAATGGATGAAGAAAAAGCCAAGGCGATGGAAAGCGAAGAAGACGAAGAAGAAGAGCCAGCGATGGCAATGGAAGACGAGGAAAAAAAGGTCGAAGCCAAAGCAAAGTCAGGCGTCAAGCCAGTTGCCAAAGCTCGCACAGGTGGACCGTCTGCCAGTGTCCGCTGGAATCAGGCCGTCGATGCCGCAATGGCAAAGACCGGCAATAACAAGATGAAGGCGGTGGCATTGGCGAACCGCAACCACCCGGGACTTCGCGAGGCGTTTCTCGCAGAAGCGAACGCTCGCTGATTCGCGGCGTTAATTTCAACCAATCATCACTTCTGTGAGGAACGAATATCATGAGTCAGTATTTCGAAACACCAGTTGTGCCAGATACAGCTGCCGCAGCTGTTGCTCAGTATCTTCGAGTGAAAACTCCAGGTGCTGTTGCTGTTGCCGGTGCACTCGATCAGTCATTCGGCACGATGGAATTGCCATGCGTTGCGGCTGGGCCTTGCTCAGTGCGAGTCAAGACGGCAGAAGGCACTCAGAAAATGGTTGCTGCGACAGCAATCACCAAGGGAAATTACGTTTACGGCGCAGCATCCGGAAAGGTGTCCGCAGTCGCGAACGGGAATGTCGAAGGCATTGCCAAGGAAACCGTCACTGCCGATGGTGACATCATTGAAGTGCAGCCAATCAATCAGACCGTGCAGAACGGCGTGACTCTTGCGGCTGCGAGCGGGGCGATTGCACTTGTTCCCGGAACAGTTGTCATCACCAAAACAGGTTCACTCGCTGCAATGACACTGGCAGCCCCAACAGCCGCGCAGGACGGCTTGCTGCTCACTGTAACTTCCGCGACAGCATTTGCCCACACGATTACAGCGACAAGCCTGATCGAAGACGGCGTGACCGGCGGAGCCAAGACGACAGCAACCTTTGCGGCATTTGCCGGGGCCACCATCGTTCTTGTGGCCTACAACCTGAAATGGCACACGGTCAGCTTAAAGGCTGTCACAGTCGCCTAAAGAAGCCCGATGCGTTGCCGGGTGGCGGTGGCCACCAAAGCCCGGCGACTTTTTACCATGTTTCATAAATCGCGTTGCATCGGGAAGAAAGAAATGCAATGCCTAGTCCTTCAAGTAGCTTGGCTACACAGCGGCCAGATTTGGCCACGTTCCTTGAGTTCGATTTAGAGTCCGAAAAGGCTGGCTACATTGCAACGCAGGTGTTTCCTGTAATCAATGTGCAGAGTCAGGCCGGAAACTTTGGAAAGATTCCGTTGGAGCAACTGCTTCAGCAGCGTGACACGAAACGAGCACCCGGAAGCGGCTACGCTCGCGGGAACTGGACGTTTGAGCCAGCAGTCTACGCAACGGAAGAACACGGGGCGGAAGAGCCTGTGGATGACCGTGAATCGAAAATGTACTCCGAGTATTTTCAAGCGGAACAGATCAGCACAATGCGTGCCTTTTCTTCCGTGTTGCGAAATGCAGAGCAGCGAGTTGCGGATGCCGTGTTCAACGCGACGACGTGGAACGGTGCCAGCCTCACAACGGCCATCACGAATGAATGGGACGTCAACCACACAACAAATGCCGTCCCGATTACAGATGTCGAAGCGGCTGTTCAAAAAGTGTACGACAACTCAGGATTGTGGCCGAACGCTCTAATCATCAATCGTAAGGTTTTTCGAAACTTGCGGAACCTTGATCAGATCATTGACCGCGTTGAATCTGCCGGTGCCGGAAATCCATCAAAGCCAAGCGACATCACTGTTCAGATGCTCGCTCAAGTATTTGACCTGGATTACGTCATCGTCGCCGGAACCAGCAAGAACAACGCCAAGGAAGGTCAAGCGGCTTCCCCGACTCAAATTTGGTCGAGCGAGTATGCGATGGTTTGTCGCGTTTCAACGAGTCCGGACATGCGAGACGCCTGCATCGGTCGCACGTTTCACTGGTCACAAGATGGATCTTCCATCGGTGGCACGGTCGAAAGCTATCGAGACGAGCGTGTACGCGGCGACGTGATCCGCGTTCGCCACGATGTGGACGAGGTCGTTTTGTATCCACAGGCGGGGCATCTGCTCAGCAACGTTACGACACTCTAAGGTTGATTGATGCCAACGACGTTCGACTCACACTTTGCAGCCGCAGGGTTCCCGATGTTGCTCGACAACTTCGGGGAGTCGGTTGTCTATTTTCCAAATGGCGGCGGGAGACGACCGATTCTCGCCATTATTGAGCGTAACCCGCCCGCCATTTTTGATGCCTCTGGTAACGCTGTTTTACCGACAGCAACGATTCGCGTTTACAACTCTTGCCGGTCTGGAATCGCATCCAGCGAAATCAACATCGGCAAAGATGAACTTGAGTTTGTGTTGAAGGTTGGACAGACACTTCCAAAACGGTTTTCTTTTATGACTCTGATGTCGCAAGACGCTGGGGTCTGTCAGTTTGCGGTGGTTTAATGACAGAGCCTGTCAATGAACGAATCGTAGCAAATGTCCGCAGCCGCATGGCTGTGGCGTTTTCTACAGCCGTTCGTTCGGCACAGATTGCGACGTGGCAGCCGAAGGACTTGGTTGTCGTGGTTTCGCATGGCGATCCTGTGCCAAATGCAGAGTTGAGCTATCCGGGGAATCCACCCGTAATCGCTTATGACATGCCGGTCATCGTTGCTGGAATTGTAAAGCCGTCCGACGACGACACTACGGCGATTGACACGTTTAAAAATCGCATGGGTGCGGACATCATCACAGCCGCAACAAATGCAGCGAACTGGCATCAATGGAGCGGGCTGGCAATCAACACAACGCTCGGGCCAATTGAATCTTACACGGAGGAAACTGGCGGGCGATGCGGAGTGATGGTGACGTTGCTTGTGACGTATCGAGTTCCCGAAAACGATCCGACGACGGTGTCAGCATGATTGCCATCGACATCGACGCAAAGCAGTTAAAGCGGTTGCGTGAGTCGGTAGGCAAAGCGAAAAAGAAATTCGGGCGAGAATTGGCAGCGGCAATCAACGCGACTGCGAAGAAAACGAAATTGGACATCGGGCGAGACGTTCGAAGCGTTATTGCGATCAAAAAAGCAAAGTCAGAAGAATCCACAAAAGTGTTATCAAAGGCGACAGCAGAAAACCCGCGAAACACAGTTCGAATTAAGAAAACGCCACGATTGGGCTTGCAGCATTTTGGAGCACGTCAAGACCAGCGGGGAGTTTCGTACAAGATTAACAAGCAGGGCGGAAGGCAACGCATCAACGGTGCGTTTCAGGGACCACGGCCAGGGCAAATCAAACCAAGCTGGAGCGGCTTGGTTTTGCAACGAACAGGAAAAGCAAAAACGCCAATTTTCTATGTGCTCGGCGTTTCTGTCTGGGGTGCATACCTGAAACGAAATTTTGGCAAGCCGCAAATCAAGCGAATCAATGACGAGCTGCGAAAGCAGATGGAACGACGAATTAAACTCAACATTCTGCGAGCTGAAGGGCTCGTGTCGAAATAGGAACTAAACATGAGCGGACTTTTGAGACGTCGTCGCGTATTCGCAGCCAAGGTCGAGGCGACTGTTGGCACAGCAGAATCACTTACTGCGTCTGAAGCCGCATTTAACGCGGAAGATTTTACCATTCAGCCGAATGTCGCTGTCACCCGACGACAGGGGCAAGGTGGATTCAATTATCTGCCGGGCATTCCTGAAGGAATGCAGGGCACATGCACGGTTCGATTTGGTATGAGCTACAACGGCACAACACTGCCTTCATGGGCGTCTGTGCTGCTTCCAGCGTGCGGGTGGGTCGCGACAGGGCTCGTGCTGTCTCCGGTGACGCAAGGCCCTGGCGGCGCGGCTGGAGTAAAAACACTTACGATCGGCGAATACAAGGACGGAAAGTTGTCAGTGTTGTCCGGCGCAATGGGCACATGGAAAATTATCGCGGAAACCGGCAAGCAAGCGATGATCGAATTCACGTTCACGGGCAAGTATTCAACTAACGAAACGGACATCGCGATTCTTGCCCCAACGTATCCAACAGTTCTTCCGTTGCGTGTGGCTCAAGGTGCGTTGACGTGGAACTCTGTGGCACTCTGCACGGCATCAGTTGAGATCGATTCCGGCAACACGGTGACGATGCGAGAGTGCGTCAATGCGAGTGATCGCAGCGGCTACATTTCCGCGATTGTCACAGATCGGGCTCCGGTCATCACGGCGAATCCCGAATCTGCATTGGTAGCCACACAGGACCGTGACGCTCTGTGGCTGACAAGTTCCGCGCAGGCGTTTTCGATGCAGATTGGAGCAACTGGAAATTCAATCACGATTGCAGCCCCCAAAGCTCAACTTGAGAACAAGCAGCAGGGCGACCGCAACGGAATCATGTCGGACGATTTGACTTGGCTGTGTACTGCGGGCAGTTCCGCAGATACTGAACTCACTATCACTTTTGATTGATTTATATGCCTCGAAGTCTTGACCCTTCATCGAAGCTCACGATGGTTCTCGCCTGCGACGTCGACAAGACTCCGCAGCCGAAGATTTTTGCGAAAACGCCGACTCTCAACCAGCAGCGAAAGTTGGTCGCATTGTTGCAAGGCTTGGGCGGTGGTGACATCGCGGCGAGCATGGACGCACTGCTTGATGCGGCGGCCATGTGTCTTACTGGCTGGGAGAATATCCCCGTCGAATTCAGCCGCGAAACAATTGGCGATGTTTTGACGCTTGATGAGTTGATTGAAGTGTTCACGTTTTTGGCTGCATCAACGGCAGCAACCCCAGACGATAAAAAAAAATCAGAGTCGCAGCCCTCGTGCGATGTGGTGAACTCTGCAAGTCCTGCGTCGGTCGTTGTCGCGACATTGTAACGCCGGAGCAACCTGCAGAAATCGAGTGTCCGGAATGTGGCGGTGAAGGATGCAAGAATTGTAAGGATGGATGGTTCGAGGTTGGTCAATGTCCCATGAAATTCATTGGGCCGGAACTCAACAGTGATATTCAGATTCTGACAGCGAGTGAGCATCATTTGCCAGTGACTGGCGGAATCCTCGATCAGTCGGCGTGGTGGTTTGAACTGAGAAGCATTCTCCGAAGCGAAGAATACCGAATCGAGAGCGAACGAGACAAAAGGCGGAACCTGTGAGCAACGGCATTGATTTTGTCATCGGCGGAAAAGACCAGGCAAAGCCTGCGATGTCCGCTGTGGAAAAATCGCTTCAGCGTCTTGAGCAAAAGACGGAATCCGTAGGTAAGTCTACGCAACGACTGGCAGCCGTTACCGGAACACTGACAACCGTCTATGTCGCGGTCAAAGCAGCATTGGCGGCATTGGGTGGTCTGAATCGAATCAACGCGGCCTATGATGCACAAACAGAGTCAGTGAAGAAACTGAACTCCGCTCTGCAGATTCGCGGAGACGCAGATGCGACGTCAAAAATGCAGGATGTCGCCAAGTCCATCGAGAAGATGACTGGCGTATCCGACAATGCAGCCCTTGCGTTAATGCAGCAAGCGTCGGGAATGGGATTCGCTACGGGCAAGATGGACGATGCAGCCAAGGCCGCTATTGGACTTGGCGCGGCAATGGGCAAAGACGCGGCGTCTGCTATGGGCGATCTGAAATCAGCCCTTGAAGGCAACTTTGACGCATTTGCGGCGGTCAATCCGCAGATCATGTACATGCGGACGAATCAGGAACGACTCGCGGCCGTTATGGCAATCGCCAATCAGGGACTGGCACAGCAAGCGGCGGACATGACGACGGTCGCGGGTTCAGGTCGTCGCGCTGACTCTGCAATGTCAACGCTGATGGAATCAATCGGGAAAATCATTGCCCCAATTCGCGTGCTGATCAATGCAGGGCTCCAGCAGCTGGCGACGTCGCTGGATTCGCTGCTCGTGCCGGCCGTTCAGTTTGCCACGAAGATTTTGGAAAACATCGGCCCCGTGATGGAGTGGGTGAAAGAAAAGGTCGTTGCGGCCATCAATGTGATCGTCGGTGCGTTCACGTTTATGGAGGTTATCGTCACGAATCTGCGCAGCGTTTGGGAGATTGCAAAAGCGGCGACTGAACTGGCAATGATCACCATTTCCGAGGTCGTCATGCACGCATTCACGCAGACCATTCCGGCTTATGTCGTGTGGTTCGGTGAAAACTTCATCAACCTGATACGCGACGCATTTAACGGCGTCATCACGATT